CCCATGTAACTACGCCCATTAGGCCACCTCACTTACGAAGACAATTTCAGAGTATATAGGAGAAGCCATTCACTAAAGCGCCCCTTGTAAGAACACTTTACAATTGCCTGCATTAAAATCACTATTACTTGATGCTCTTGCGATTGTAACTGCAATGTATCTTAGGCCTGTAGTAGATATGGACTTCATGGCTCCAGTGTTGTTTGTAACGTCAATGTCATCACCAATCTGAACCCATTTAGAGTTGGCTGCTGGCAATGCATCTGCACCATCAAACAAAGTACCCCAAACTTTACCAGTTATGGTTGCACCTTCACTTTCGTTTCTAATCTGAATAGTTGCTCTTTCGTAACCTTCTGCATCTATAGGGTCAATAATAACACTGTCAGCAGTTGTTATATTGTCTGCATCTGCATTTTCTACAAGTAATGTTCTTACTCCTGCACTTACTCTTTTTGTCGTTATATTATTTGCCATTAATCAGCCCTCTTAGACTTCTTGAGTCCCTTGGGCTTTTTAGGCTTTACTTCTTTTTTGGGCTTGGCTCTAGAAGATTTGCGCTTAGCTTTAGGCTTTCTGACCCCAGTCTTAAGCCCTGCACCAACGTCTTTCTTGCCGACTTCTTCGCCGATAGCAAAGCACTCTTGCCGAGATACTTCTTCAAGTAATCTTTGGCTTTCAATTTCTTTGCTTTCTCTAGGCGCCCAACGTAGTACGTTCCCAGCAGGAGTCCTCCTGCTAAGAACCCTGTCCGTAATGTTAGTAACTTTGACCATTTAATAAGTCCTCCTACCAACATTAACCATTCAAGTTTCTGATACTACCTTGTGTCTTAAATTTGTAACAAATTAATTCACCAGCAGTGATTAGAGCAAACTCGTGAGACATCTTTTGTGTAACTGCTACATTGGTGCTGTCCACATAAGTTGTTGGAGCTGCAATTCTCATTGCTAAGTTACCCATATCCAATAAGTGTATTCTGGATGTGGTGTCTTTTTCTACGTGCTGTGATAAGAAAATTGGTATTCCATCGTATGAACCTACACGGGAATCAAAAGCAAGTCCTGACTCTCCTGTAACTCCATTCATGTTACCTGCGCCACCTTGTGCCAAATCATATCTGAATGCTGCATTTCCACTACCAGTAGCCATTAATGCTTTCAAATCTTGATATGTATCATATCCAGTTAAGAAAAGCAAATCGCTGTAGTTTACACCTTCTTCTAATGCACCTTGAACCAAAGTGTCCAAGTCTGATAAAGTTAAAGCTGCGTGACCTGCACTTCCCGGTGTTGCTAATTGCATAGTTGGGTGTGACCAGTCATCTGTAGACCTTGTAATATTATAGATATTCAAATCTGCATCTGCGTTTGCAATGTATGCTCTTTGTGTGTGGTCAGCAGTAACTCTGTCCAATGATTCAAAGTTGTTTGCAGTTACTGTGTCAGTAGTTGCTAACAACATGTCATCAATAGAGTACATGTGAGCTTCAGAGTTTTCTTTTCTCATAAATGCTGCTAAGTTACCCATTCCATCATCTGCCTCAGATAGCATTGCTGCTTTGGTTGAAATTTCCCAAGTAGTTACTATTTGTTTTAGTGTAGCTTCTACATTTACAATATCTGGTTTGTCAGTGTCTGGTAATGTTCCACCAGCTTCTGAGTTGTTTTCTGCAACTCCAGCAGTTGTGGCGTGACGTCCAGTCAATACTCTCCATCCAGATTGTGTCCATGGCTCTTTCTTCAAAAGCTTGAATACTTCAGATTTAGTATTTAATTGATTATACACTTTAGCACCAAACGTTGTATTGAACGCTGCTGATGGGTCGCTTGTATAAGTCAAGTCATCGGCTTTGCTAATTCCGTATCTTTTAGAGATACCAAGTTCGCCGCCGTAGTATGCGTTTACATATTCTTCCATTGTCATTCCCATGTTTACATTCCTCCGTCATAAAGTGCTTCAAGTTCTTCAAAGGATTTCTCCACATTGTTGAAATCTATGTTTTCTACTTTAGGACCGTCATTTTTGGCTGGTGCAGGTGTTGCTTTCTTACCTGTATACACACTTATGCCGTGTTTCTTTAATGTTGTAACTGCCTTGTGAAGGTCATCAATAGTTTCAGATTTTTCTTCTTCCTCTTCTACCATTTTTTCTTCTTCTTCTTCGGCTTCTTCTTCTGGTTCTTCCTCTTCCTCTTCTTCCTCTTCTTCGGCTTTTTCTTCCATTTCACCTTCAAGGTAAGCAAGAACTTCTTTAAGTTTAGCAAGCGTGGCTTCCATGTCTTTCATTAGTGCCTCTTCCTTGCCAACTTCAACTGGCTCATCAAGTCCGGCAGCTAATTCTACGTCCTCTGATTCAACGATTTCCTCGTCGACAGCTTTTTCGTGAGTGCCACCACATGCGCAATCTGTCATGTATATACACTTGGAAAAGGGTATATAAGTAATCTAAACTTTCCGGAAACTACTTCTTACCAAATAATTGTTCAGCAGTTTCACGTGTTAATTGTTCTGATGGATTCCAACCCGGCCTGCCCATCTTATTTCTTAATTCAAACCCTGAACGATTTCTAACTCTTGAAGGAGTGTTCTTTGGACCTCTACCTGAATACTTTCCGGGATTTCTCCAAAGCTCCGCACAAAACGCACGCTCATTAAACACCTGAGTTCCACCCCTATAGTTTCTTAACTTACGTGCATTAAATCGACAAGCATCCATATATGTCTTAGGCGGATTCTTAGACCTACGCCTCTTAGGTGCTTTCTCTAATATAGAATCTAATTGCTTGTCTATCTTTGTCCATTTCTTTGCACGTATCGGTTTTAACATCTCATCTAAAGCTGCACTCATCTTACTAAACCTTCTGGCTTGGATTGCCCTCTCTTGATTAACTGCACCTGCCCTAGTCTTATGACATCCAAGTAACTTTCTATTCTTCTTAGCATAAAGACAATATTCACCATTCTTACGTTCTATTATCTTTTCTACCATTCCCTCTATCTCATCTAGCGTTACTTGCTTTGTCACCTTTACTGGTTCATTGGCTTTTGCTGCTGCTACCTGTGTAACAGTAGCTTCTGGGTTAGCTGGCCTGTTGCCAACCCAAGACACGGACCAAAGAGACAACTCGGAGATGTTGTTGTGGCAGACGTCTCCTTCGCAGACCTTCTCTTGTTTTTCAGCTTCGCCCCTTATAGACGAACCGCCCTTGTCACCGTAAATCTTCATCTCTTCCCATACTCTATCATGCATAGGAAGTCTGTTGTGTATCCCTACTCGGATTTTTAATTTACCATTTTTAATCTTATATGCAAGAGGAAGGCCGACTGGCATCTCCTCATGCTTGTATGAATAAACACCATATTTCATAAAAAAATCCATTGATTCTTTCATAGTGTCAGTATCTATTTTGTCATTCTGTTTATCGATAATAGGCGAGCTAATAAATGTCTCTAAAATTCTGTCGTTGTACCACTCAGGTCGGTAAACTTTCCAATTAGTGTCTTTAGCGTCTGCCACAATACAACATTGAAAGTATATTTATAAACTAAGACTTCTTTCCGGAAAGTTCTTTTTGAACTACTGCATATACGTTTTTTTCTAAATCTTCAAATGCACTTTCACAACCCTTTGTCAAAAATCTTGTAGGCGATGTAAATGGTTGGTTATCATAAACTCCTTTTGCTATCATAAATGGTTTCTCTCCAATAATTCTTGCATACTCTGCTATTGCACTATTCTTACCCCAAGGTGGAAATGATGAAGGCCCACCATACTCAAGAATCCCTGCGGCAGGATGATTAGATTTTACACGCAACCTAACTGTCTGGTCTTTTACTTCAACCTCAGTTTCAATACTTGCTTCAAGGCCTCCCGATGCAGACTGTACTTTGTTTCCTGTTGCTAACGTAGAATCATATAATGCATCTATTGTCTTATCTTCTAATTGTTCTCTTGTCTGCTCTGCTGCTTCTACAATTATCTTTTCCCAAGTAGTTTGACTTTTAAATAAATTAATAATCCTTACAAACTGTTTATCATCTATTTGAATGCCCATTAACGATACTCAAGCACTTCATCTACTGATGAATCGCCATACTTTTCTTTCCACTTCTTATCAATAAACTTCTCAGCCTTTTTGTAATAAGCTACACGTGATTTAACAGCCATTTGCCTAGCATGTTCCCTGTCTCCATTCTTCCATTCCAATTCACTTTGACACTCTTGACAAAAACCTGAACTTAATACATGAACTCTCATTCCACTTGCTAAACACTTCTTACACTTACTCACGGTTTCAACGCTCCCACTTCTGGCTTTGCATCTGGCATTACTACCTTTGGCTCATCTGGTAAAACTAAATTCCCATCCTTGTCCAACGTAGCTTCTATTCCTAACTTGTTTAATACTGTAATAATATTTGCCTTCTGTAACATATTAGCCAAATGCTGTTGCTCATTCTTTACATTAATGTCTGCAAACTTTATCTTCCAAGTTTTGATTCCCATAATATTTAACAACGGTTTAAAGAAACCCATCTCTATACAATTCTGCGTTTCTAAAATAGTTCTATCAAATATATTGATTTGTTCTCCTTCTGCATTTAATCCGCCAACACCTGCCGTACTTCCTGTTATAATAGGCATTACGCCATAAGATGCGTTTATGTCGTTGTTAATGCGCTCCATATATGGCAGTGCCATCAACTCATCCATGTTAGGCATAACAGGCACAAACTTAGCCTGTCCCGTTCCTGTACCTTCTCCCCTACTACTTATAATAGGAACAAAGTTCGGATTACGTCTTGTCTCCTCTGCAATGTATTCTCCTAATCGATTCAATGATTCTTCATCATGGCCGGGAATGTCCAAGAAACCCTTAGGTGGCCTCTCTAGTTTGTAGATTTTATTTTGGAAGTTCTCAATGGCGAGAGCAGTTTCTATTTTTTTAGAAAGACCTATAATCGGCGACTGTCCATACAATCTGGCACTCGCACTGTATTTATTGAAATGAATTATCTCATCTCGTGCAAAAGGAATGTTATCTTTCTCTGTGCCTTGGTCATAATAATATGCCATCTTAGCAGCAGGAAATCCTCCCTCTGTTGGAGAGTCCTCATCCTCTACAAACTTTCTGGTTATTGTATCAAAATAAATATCATTCTTAAATTTACCATACTCATCTACATGAAACCTCATGTGCTTTGCATCTTCTACCCAAAGCTGCTTGACTATCTTATCTTCACTACCTTCTATCCTATCATATACAATACTGACCCATACATCATCAAATACTTCTAACTGACGTATCATTGCCTTAAACAACTCCATACCTGAAATGTCTGCATCTCCACTTGTCGGGTCTCTAAGTAATGTCTCTAATATTTTTCTTTCCTCTTTGTCACCCTTATCGCCCGTAGCGTGGTACTCCCACCCTTTCGCTACCGATTGAGACGCTATTCGAGTTATAACTGTTCGTAGATGAGAATACCTGTCAGCTAATTGTTCTAAATAAAATTGGTCTACTGGTGGCAATATAGATTGCTGAAACGATGCACTATTACCCATTGCAGAATATACTGGAGTCCTTGCTTCTTTTTCTATCGCCTGTGCATCCTCTGAAACCATGCGCTCTAAAGGCGAAGCCTTCCTAACTGGTTTTCGTCTAAATATATTACTGTACCATGCCATGTATGTCCTCCAATGTTTTCTTTATGTTATTAAGCCTTTCTGTTTTTTGTAACAAATCTAATCGCTTCTTTAATGACTTACTCCAACGATGTCCTGCATTACCACCCATTAACTTCCACATGATATATCCCTTACTTGGATTAAGCCTGTTTCCAAAATTCTTTGCTGGTGGGTCTACCTTCTCATGACGCCTAAAATATGTATCTATCTTTACCGCAGTATCATAACCTACGTCCTTCTGCATCCTTAACTTGTAATTAATAGACTTTGTAACCTTACCACCACCATAACCATGAACTGTACGTAATTCTCGCCCATCTAACGCTTCCTTCTTAACGCCACGTGGAATCTTATACCTTGTTCTCCTATCGGCCATGATACTCCCGAACATATCGCCTAAGAACTGGCTCCACTAAGACGCCCGTTGGTACATTCTCAGCCTTAGCAATCTCTTTAAGACTGTCTTTTGTCTCATTACTTATTCCGTAAATTTCCAACCTCGTTCGCTTTTTCATAGTCTGGTTGGATGTCTCGTATATACTCAATGTATATAAACTTTACTATACATAATCCCAACTTGCAAAACTTAAACCCTTTTTATTTAAATTCTTAATAGCTAATTCACACATCCATAACGCCATCACCGCATCTGGCGTGTGGCCCTCAAGCCTTCCGTTTTTACCATAAACTAACCTAGCCAATCCATCCGTCAACTTTCTAGGCCCCGGTCTACTGGCTTCCCTTATCTCTTCTTGCCACGGAATCTGGTATCTCTCTTTTTCAAACTCCAAGGCCAACCCCGGTATACCAACGTCATGAGAGTGCTTTTCTCGGCCCGTGTTGTGTCCTTCGACCGGAAGGCCTGCCAAATCACTCGCACTATGTACAACCAACCTTTGATTCTATCATTATAGTATCTGGATTAAAACGTTTCGCAAGTTCTCTGATTTTTAACACCTGAGTCTCCAACCAACCACTTCCTTTAGCCATTACCTTGCCTGTCCAACTATACAAGACCCTACGATACTCCGTACGCTTATTATAAGCCACAAGAACGTAGCTTGTCTCGTCATTCTGACTGTTCATACCCACAGCCAAGTCAACACCCATTACGACGGCTATATCGTCATTGTACTCTGGCAACCCCATATCTAAATTTTCATCCAAACATCGCTGAAGTACCTCATAAGGAATTACCGCACTCTCTGGGTCCAACGGATTTAACATATACTCAGACTCGAAAGCCCGACTTCCCATTGTCTCCTTTTCTTTGTCCAAACGCTCTTGATTCCAATACTCTGGCCACCTAGGACTTCCATCTTCCAAAAGTGCAGGATGCCTTACTACATTCCACTCCGAACTATGCGTTACCCAATCTGTTATATCTCCAACACGTTTTTGTGTTCCTACCAATAACATCTTAGACTCTGGAAGTCGCATTGGCATCACAACCCTCTGTACATAGTGAATAACCTTCTCATCCGTCAAATTTGGAAACTCTTGCAAAACGTCATCCAGAATAATCATATGAACGTGAGGACCCTCAAGTGCCTTTCCAATACTTGCAGCAGCCACTCGACTTCCATTGTTAAATCTCTTAGCGCTTTTTCGTATTGTCACCTTCCTATCTTCTGCCTTTTGTAAAAAACCACTAAGTCGCCAACTTCGCTTACATAATTCCTCAAATTGCTCCAATTTATCCCAAGCCTGCTCCAATGTAGCCGAAATATACAATGCCCTAAAGTTAGGCTGCTTATGCATCATGTAAGCTAACACACAAAGACCCCACGTTGTTTTCAAGTGACCCCTTGCACAAATAATAGAAGCAAACTCCCCCTTCTGAAAGTTCTCCTCCCACTGACTATGCATCTCACCCAACGGAACATAAGTCCCCGGCTCTTGGTCCATATAGTCTCGCATTACCTCATCTATAAACTCATTCAAACTAAGTGGCTGCTCATTCATTATCTCCAATGCTCCAGCTATTGCCTGCGTAATGTGTTTGCTATTCATTTGTATTTTGCTACAGTTATTTCTATATATTTAGTTTCTGCATCTAAAATTATCAACTTTTCATGAACTTCTTGTAAACTGTCAGACTCTTCCAATACCTTACCGTCTTTAATTATTCTAATGATGGTAACCAACCCCTGCCATCCCAACTATAAACATCAAAATGCTTCCTATACCTGTGTCGGTCTATCAAAAAACACCTAGTTACCTTCTCATCGCTGTCATAATAGGTCTCACCACCACTTACTCGCCTGTAAACACAGTCCTTTAACAAATTCTTCAAGTCCTCTACACTTATTACCCAAAGCTGCTTGTCTCGAATGTTAGGAATATAATATGCAAAATACATCGCCTTAGTCTTTCTTATTCCACTCGGCTTACCACGACACTTATACTCTATCGCCATGTTGCCTGTACCATTCTCATCCCAGTTTTTTTCAAACAAATCAGTCTTTACTTCGTAAGTCACCACATGACACTCGTCATCTTCAAACAAAATGTCAAAAGCACTGTCATCATTATACTTGATAAACCGCAAACTAAGAACTGTCTCACCAAAATGCCTAACTGCCTGCTCACCCTTGTGACCATCAGCCAAATCCTTCTCAAAATTGTTGTTCATAATAACATCTTCTCCTCAAAGTCTATGTTTGCGTCCACAAAACGTACCTCTAGCGGATAATTATGTGCCTTACGTACCAAACTGTCATTCGGCTCCGTATTATGCACCTCATACACCACACCAGTGTCCGCATCTATTACATCCGCACGCAATCCTGACGGCTCAAATATTGCCTCAGTGTAAAACTCATGACCCCACTCTTTTAATTTCATACATATCTCAAACTTAGTGTATATATGATTCCTAGTCTCACCCTTACCCCAACGTAACACATTGCGATTCCTGTTGCTAGTTCTTAACATTCTACTTATATTGTTTCTCTGTATTTGTTTATTCATCTATCTGACTCCTGCAAGCTCTGCAAGTTACCTCATCATCTTCATATGTAGCCTTTGCATACATCAAACCCTTGCTATCATCAACCCAACGACCACATAATGTCCAATATGACCTACCCATGTACTTATGAACGATTTCCAACTAAATCCCCCATTAATGGCGTATATATCTCATGGTGCTTGCACTCATAGCAATCTACCATAGGACGACCTTCCTTCTTTTCACTAAAAATAAAATGATGCTTCTCCAAATGACGATGCTCTTCTTCCCATCTGTTTCCACATACAAAACAATCAAAACGCCATTTCATTTCAATAACCCCAAACAACGCTTGCAATTTACATACTTTAACTTTCTTTCTTTCATCTTTTGATACTCTCCGGGCGTTGCCTCATGACCACATAAACTCATGTGAGCAACCTTACTAGGTGCATGCTTCTTTCTCATAAACTCTTCCTCAACTGGTCACGATAAGCATGAACGCCTAACCAAAATCCCGCAATGAAAAACACCACTATCAAAAATAATGCCAATAAATTACTCATGGATACAATCCTTACAAAAGCCCCCATTGTCTTCTATCTCTTTAGTAGATAATACCATGCCACATGCCTTGCAACGCCATATTCCATTAGTCATTTTTTTCCTCCATTATATCCTCTATCATCTGCTTACATAATAACGTAACCATACCTAAAGCAACCGCATAAGCCTTTTTTTCCTTTCCCTTATACTCCATAGGATTGTCATCCAAAAACTTCTGAACATGCATTATTAACTCATGCAAAACTACAGTCCAAACATCATGATTAGTCGCCTCACTCATTATCTATACGGCCCTCACACCATCCAAGAAAATCCTGAGTAGCCTCATGTATACCTCGCATATAAGGCACAAAATTCTCCTCCGTTAAAGACCAATACTTATCATGATACTCCGATGTAGTCTTTAACTTCTTTAAACAATATGCACGTATATCCATATACCGAATCTCTCGCTCCAAATCCTCCTTAGTAAACTTATGCTTACGCTTTCCCGGTACATAACTGTCACTCAAACCATTACGCTTCGCCATCTAAATCACCCCTCAATAACGCAATGTACGTTCGTAAAAAATGCTGCTTCTTCGCACGGCTTATATCCGTCTGCTCCAATGCCTGCTGTATACACTCATTTATGTGGCTCACCAACTCGTCCTTCTCCTTCTGTATGTCGCCCATACTGTTCAACATCTCTGTCATCTTAGCAAACTCATGCCCCCTAATCTCTGCATTACCCTGCCGTAGGCGGCCCAAAAATTCCTGCCTTACCTCCTCAACCTCAGCCATCCTAGCTCCCATGTCCTGCACTACCGTCTTTTTTACCTCCTCTGCCAACTCATGCTCCACACTCTTCAACTCTTCCTTCCAACCCATCTTAGCGGCCCACTTCTGTATAGTGCGCATACTCAAATTCCAATCATAACGGTCATTCAACTCCTCCGCTATAGCCTTAAACGTCATGCCATTCAAATACATGCCAAAAGCCTCCTGCTTATCTGCTAAACTATAAGTATTCGGTCTCCCTACTTTTCCTTCGCTCATTATACTCCCTTATTTCTAAACATATCGCTCGTGACCATTCTTCGCTCGACTCTACGCTCCGCATCTAATATCTCTCCTACTACCTCCTCACTAGCTGCATGAGACTCATTGATTACCGTATCATCAAAATCATCATCTCGCATGTGTATCCTACCATCACCACCATCATCCTGTACATCTAATTCCAACATACCCTTGTGACGCTCTACATGCATAAATAACGCATCCCATATCTCATCCGCCATTGAAGAACCCTCTAACGTAACTATACGCCACATGTCCTCCATGACCTTTTCTCTTAACTTATCTCGACCTGCCGATATCAAATATCGCTTAGGCCTATCTCTAGTCTTTGACCATACCATGTATATACATTATGTAAAGGACTATATATACTTACCGTTCAAAATTATAAAAAAATTATAGATTACCTACCTAACCACAAAAGGTGACCCCCCTACCACATAGATAGAGGGGCCGAGTTTGGGCGTGTATTCTTAATCTAACATGCTCTTAAATTGAGCTACCTCCTCCAATACTACATATGCTAAATATATCTTAAAATCTTGTATATCGCATTGACTCATATTAGATTGACCTGCAAACATTTTAAACACAGAATCATAACCTAACTCACTAGATAAATCTGTGACAAAATCCATTATTATTTTTTCATTCTTATCAAAAAACCTTTCTATCTCATGATTATAAATGAAGCCATTAAAACCGGCTGTAGCTCCGTGTTTAGCTATATCTCTATAATCGCTATCTTCTAGAGCTGGAGCGTGTTCTTCTACTGCTTTAATTAAAGCTGGAAAAGTTAAAAAGGACTTATCTTCATAAAAAGTAGTATTCATTTTTTCACACCTCCCAAAGGGGTTTTAGTCCATTCCTGCATTGTAAAACAATAATGATAAGTTCGGGATTCGGTGAGTATCTCACACTCTCTCAATAGACGAGGATAGTCTATTTGGGCGAACTTTCTTGCTTTGTCGCTTCTTGCCTTACGGAATCTATAAGAGTTTCTCTTAAGATTTGCAAATTTGCCACTACTGACTTTTTTCTGGCTAAAATCTCTATACGTGATTTTTGTCATAATCTCGGAATAGCGTATAGTTTATATAACTTATGTGTCCTAATTAATAAACCATAAAGTATATATAGCCTATCCTATAACCAGCTCCGCCCTCAATGAAATACGGCTGACCGTAAGGTATATATACTCACTCCTGTTGGCGGTTTAGGGTCTAACGATTCGCCACCCTAATATATTTGTCTAGCAAACGCTATACAAATTTTTACATAAGGGAAGGACGACTTATTTAACCCATGGCCTTTTTCCCAAAATCCCTTGCGACAAGCAAGATAACTCCTACTATAGCATAAGATTAGCATCATTGGGCCATATAGACCCTCCGCTATCCTACGCACACACGCGAGGGATTTAAGGAACTACACATGAACTAAATGTATTCTAATTACTTAATTCCTCCTTATATTTGAACATTGAATCTTTAGCACTAAGATAACTAACTGCTTTAGTTAATTGACTCCATGCTAGGTTTAGTTCTTCCTTTGAATTAAGACTATCTGTTAATTCCATTATCTCTATTACTATTTCTTTTATTCTTGTCGTGTTTGTTTCGTCCATTTAAATCACCTCCATTTCCATATCACGCTTATCTACATCTGTTAGAAAATCAGCTATGACAAATCCTTCTTCAAATACATTTTCGATATGTTCTACTAAACCGTCTAATCTTTCGTGGATTATGTCTTTTGGACCTCTAACATAGGCATCAATACTTTTGCATGATTCTATCCTTACAATGTCTTGTTTTAACCTTGTTATTGCTTTTAGGATTGTCTCTTTGTTATTTGGACCCTCCATCCACTCATCTGGTTCAAAATAGCCCATTAAATCAACTCCTTAAGGTCTGATTCTAAGCTATCAATAGCTTCCCTAATTCTTGATTTGGATACATTAGACCAATCATCATTATCAGTCATTAATACATCCCACGATGCACTACTGTCAATAACATCATCAATCAAATGTTTAATCAAATTGCGTTTGTAAGTTTTTGTTGTTTTCATATTTGTTTTCTCCTTTTTTATATGAGACACAGCCCCGCTGGTCCTCCAATTATATTGGGCCATTTGGGGTTGCTCCGTGTTTCTCATAATTTACCATAACCAATAGGGTATATATACTTTGTGGTCTAATCTCCCTCATCGACTATTTCTATATCATCAAATTGCCAAATATCATAGCCATCTAACATAATTCGATTTACCTGTTCTTCTGCATCACAATCATCTACTGCATCTACTTCAAACTCTGTCTGCTGTAAGCTAACTGTTATTCTATATTTTCGTTTGTCACTCATTAATCCTCTGGATATTCTAAAACATACTCATCGTTTTGATTCAACCTGTGATATCCTCTCTTCCCATCAGTTTCTTTCCAATAACGGAACTCTTCTAATTTATAATAATCTGCCTTGTCTCTAGCACATTTTGAACAAAACCATACCGATTGATAAGTAGACCATTCATATTCAGCATCGCTTCTACTAACTTTCTTACCTTTCTTTTGCCCACAGCCATTCCAACATTCATTACGATTGTCTCCTATTGAACGTAAAAATATCCTATACAATTCTTCTGCTTTTGGAGCTTCTGGAATATCTGGGGTTCTTATTTTTTTAGCCATAATCCTCCAATAGTGTAGTCTATATAAACATTATGCCCTATCATCCTATCTCCTCGATAAATGTTCATAATTTCTCAATACAGGTATACCTTCTCCTCTAACAAATGGATATATCCATCTTCTCTTACCTTTCATGTTTGTATACTTGTCGTTATAGAAATTTCTCCAATGTCCTCTTACTTCGTGTGCTTTGTTCTTTTGACCCGAAGGAAATGAAGGTGTTTGATTTACTACTTTTTTAAGTTGTCCTTTAAGCTTAATTACGGCGTAATTGGGCTTTGGTATCCTACCCTGTGCCAATCTCTTTTTGTTGGCCTTAACGGGCGTTTCTCGGTAGATAAAATCGACTTCTGGATTGTTAACGAACAATACATAATTGAAAATAAAATCCCTTAATACTTTTTCGGGACCTTTCAACCTATCAACTACATTATGTTCTGGTTTCCACAAAATATGAACATTTTGGACAGTATGAATATATTGACTCGGATGAGTTTCAATATGAACCACTTTGAAAGCTCTAAGATTTCCACATTTATCTATAAAATCAAAAAGCTGATTTACATCTGTGAATTTCTCACCATCAAAAGTTGATGTTTCAATAATCCTTTGAAATAAATTTGGATTTCTAATTTTTGACAAATCTGTTAATGGAGAATCTAAAACATGAAAACCAAAGATATTACAATCATATTTTCTATAATTCAATTTAACTGTAGATTCAATGAAAAGATTATCCTTTGGCAATCTAATTTCTTGATGTCTGTTTAAGTCATTTGGCAACTTAGTTCTTAGTAAAGAATTAGTTATCTTTAAAGGAACTTTAAACACCGTTGTTTCTCTTAATAACTTCTCATAAGCCCCATACACATAACCGTCTGGTTGGTCTTGCATTAGATTGTATTGTGAACGCATTTCTTGTTTTAATTGTCTTTCCTTGTTAAGATGACCGAGAGAATAATAATAGTATGGGAATTGCCCTAATTGGGCTGGATTTTGCTTTAGCCCATTACCAAAATATTTATCCTCTAATTTGTTTACTTCAGTTTGCATACTACCCTTACTTTCATTGACATAAGTTCTTACTGTGCCTCTATTGTCTTTTGCATGATAATTATGATGATTCCAAATATCACTCATTCTTCTTCCTCCATCTGGGCCTTAGATTTGTAGTCTATATACTTTAGATTATAATCCGATTGGGTTAGGATTGTGACAGGACAAATTAGTCTATATGCCCCATTGTCTGTAGGAACCCAAACAAGCTCTTTCCCATAACAATCACAATCCTCGACATCACAACGACTTCTATACCAATCTTCAGTCATTATTTTTTCTCCTTTGGTGAAACGATTTTCTCATCCTCTAATCTGTCCATAGTTTGGTCAAAAATTATCTCATGCTCAAATTCCAATTCCTCGCCTTTTAAGGAAACTGTAATTTCCTCACCACCATACGTATCGGTTTCCATTTCTGGATAGCCTAACCATATAGTCGCATCTTCATCATGAAGAAACTCTCTGGCTTGTTCTAAAGTCTTTTTTACTATATCTTCTACTTCTTTTCTATTCATGTTTGTCACCTCCTTTTTCTTTTGTTATTTCTCCTGTTGATTCTAACTCAATTCCTTTGCCTGTTAAGGAATATATATCCTCATCATTCTCGTCGGCTCCTAACTCTACTAAACCCTCTTCCATCATCTCTCGTAGAGCTGATTCTATCTGGGCCATAAGATAGTCCTTTTTGTTGATTTTAATAGTCAATAGGACCACCTCTGTGACAATCTAAGCATAGACCATTCCATAGCTCTACAGCAGTCTCTGTGTTGCACTTTGTCATATCGCACGTTCCAAATCCATCGGATTCTGTATCATCATAGTGATATAATTTGCCATCAATTAGCTCTAAGCTATAGTCACTATACACCTGTGAATCACATCCTTCTAACATAGCTTTTTTGGCAACCTCCCACTTAGGCTCGTGACCCTCTGTATTCCAACCATCAAAATACATTTCATCAAACATCTCCTGTATTTTCTTGTCGTAAGCCTCACGGCCTTTCTTGTTTAGATGGCCATCCATTGACAATTTTGTTAGAGTAGAAATTTCCTCATAGTATGGATGCTCTGTCCAACAATCTCCATAGCCACTCATTTAGTCCTCCATTGATTCTAAGATGCTTTCACATTCTGGAGCATAATTTACAACCATTGTAAGAAAACGAACATAAGCTTCTTTTTCATATTCGGACATCTCACTAGTTTCATAGAGACTATCGAAACAATCTCCTAAATCACCAACCGTGTTCTCGAATCTACAATAACTCATATTAGGCATTAGTGAAACTCCATTCTTAGTAATTCCATAAGGTCTAACTGCTTAGATATGCAGTTTCGACAGTCGCATTGCTGGGCGTGTGTTGAGGCATTACAGCCTGTAGTGTTTGTGTATCTCATATTATCACCAACCAAAATGCCACAGGGGGCAGTGTATATAAACCTTTCGTTAACCTTTTATACCCCCTTCTATAGAAATTGCTCTATATTGGGGTTTATAAGGCCACCGGTCAAAAAGTTGAAATTTAAAGGATTGCCTATATAATAGGAGTATATATACTAAATGCCCAAATCCATCCTAAAGCCTCTAGGCATATGGTGTATATATCCCCTTTATGATTGTATACAAATGAATCTCAAGCCCAAGAAACCGCGTTCCCTGCCACTTTTTACCATAGGTTAACAACCTCAAGTTGTTATCCTAAATGTCAAAAAACCAAAACTCCTAAAACCCCAAACCACCCAATTAACCTAATCGCCTAAACAACCTAAATAACCTAAAAGACATTACAACCTAAAATACATTATGGCTTTTCGCCATTAATCTAAATCACCCAAATCTCCTAAAAAACCTAATAGGTTATTTGCCCTAATTGTCTAAAACACATTTGGACCAGCAAGTATATATAGACGCTCCGTAATGTCATTCTGTTAGGAGTCTTTATCCTAATGGTGGTAATACACATGAAACGCACACGCCCAAAACCGGAATCATTTGATGACGCAGTTTATCGATTACTCGATGCCGAGATAATCGGTGGAATGACTGCCTTCAATTTGACTCGTGCCACGAACGTCAAACATGGCGAGATGATTCGTATTCTTACGGACATATCTATTGATTTGAAAAAACGTGCTGATGAAAGGATTAAAACCATTCATACAGATTACGCAAATCAAAAGGAGGAACATGAACAAACAACAACGTAAGGCACTAGACAAAATAAATTGGTTGTCTGTAAAAGTAGGACTTCATTGTCTGAATACAGATGACTGCCATTGTCCACAGTGCAACGAATAAACACCGGCTACCACAGGACTCCGGTCTTGTGGGGCCAAAGGTGACAATGAGGTTTTTTAAATTTTACCTCATGCAACCCTATGGCTACAAGGGGTCACTAAACGGTAGCGGTGGTATGGCCTACCACTATCCACAACAGGTCACTCGGTTAGAGAAGATGAAAATAGCAAAATAATATTGCACTCTAACCACCTTACATTCGCATAGAACAATCTTATAATCGTGTAAGAAGGCAGACATCGGGTTATGAAAAAAACCCTTTAGCAAAGGGGAAGGAACACCCCTTACGATTATAAGGGAAAACTACTAACTAAAGTTAGGCATACAAAACTGAGTATGATAATATAAACAGACCGATTCTATATGATGATAGGCATTCGAGTTATGCATAACTCAATATAAGTCCTATTATTTACACGTAGCATATGCTGGTCGCACTACCTAACAGTGTAGCCGAAGAGTTGGTAGCTCTTCACGGGAGTGGCTTAAAACTCCCACCTTACATTACATGAATTACAAACAGCAAATAGAACGCTACAAGCAACTAAGAGAAATCTATTATTCCGAATCTGAAAATAAAGTAGTCCTTGAAGATTTAGAATTTAAATCAATGCTGATTCAATTAAAAAGAAGCATTATGGCAAAAAGAAATCGAACAAACGAAAACCAAATCCTTTTTAAATCCGAATTTCCCAATGAATAACCAGCAGGTGGCGGATGGATGGATTATTTAACCCTTAGGGCTTTTGAGTTTATTTAACACAAACTGAACTTCTTCTATCGTATTTGCCTTTGCTTGTATCTTTGTGTTCTTTCTATTCATATTATACTGACATCTATAGCAACGCCATGACTTATTCTTAGATTCTCCTGTCCTATATACATAACACTTAGGACAACGCAATACATAGAACATTAGACATCCTTTATTATCTGATTACAAAGAACGCACTTCCATCCTTTGTCAGTCCCTACTTGGGCTTCGTGTTTACAGCTCATATTACCTCGTGTAAAATTCCTATATCTTTGTCATAAATGATTGGATAATATCCACTAAGTTCTCCATATCTAGGCCCTACATAATCTGGAGTAGCAATACATTCGCAATCATCCATATATGCTTCATACTCTCTCATCCATGCATAACGTTCATATAGAAACTCTACCATCTTGTCTTCAATACATAATATAAAATCGTGTTGTTCATCTTCACACATTTTACTAAAATTGTTTTTTATAAGTTCAAAAGCATGAAACCGAATTCTATAATTTCGTGCCGATTCATACTCAAACGGACAAGACCTAAACATTCTATACTTGCCTATTTTGTAGGGTGTAAATCCATTCATAATATCACCATAATTTTGGGGGCCATAAGGTGTTCAATGAACGAACACGTATAAAAATTGGTAATACAATCGTCGTCCGTAATTCTCTTACGACTCTATTCCTTATGACCTTTCCCATTTAAAGTTGTTTTACGAAGTTCTTAAATTCGTTTATTGCTTTCAATACTTTGTCTACCTTTCTTTCTAAAAGACAAGACTTACAATACTTGTGGTGTCCTTGTGTTGGAACGTCAAGCCTTGTTGTGTGTCCTTCCTGTTTACAGGTAAAACAATTACTGTAAGGCATCTGTCTCCTTCTTTATCTTCTTAATGTAAGCTTCCCATTTACGAATTGTCTTACTTGTCATCATTCAATACCGCTATTGCTAAATCTACAAACTCATCTAACATATCCATATACTCACTTATATCATTACAAAGCTCGTATCTAATATGATTCATTCTTTCTATTTTATTCATTCGTAAACCTCACCACATTCCATACAGCACATTTCTATTAACTCATAGCCACAAGCCGGACACCTTTCAGTATCATCATAACCATATACTGTTATACTCATTGGGACAACCTCAATATCTCTTCTGATTCAAAATCAAAGGCTACACGAATATCTGCAACTTCACCATTTAAATCTACAGCTATTTCGTGAAACTCTATGAAAGGACACTTACTCATATAATCTTTTAATAATTCATATTTAGTCATTGGGACAACCTCAATATCTCTTCTTCTGCAAATTCCTTTGTCATAGGATTAATCATACCTTCTGGAGACTTTAGAATATCAATACACATAAGCAAATACTTTTGCCTGTCTACTTCTATCTTACTCATCTATCGCTCCAAAGATGACAAAATTCTTGATGTATTCCTAGAAGCTCCCAATCTATGTTTTCTTCATTTTCTACTAATGGAGTTTCATAACCACATACACAAACTGCTGAATGTTTCATTAGTCACCTGCCTCATAATCTTTGAGTAGTTTTCTTAGTTGTTCCGCTTCTGTGGGTTTTAAGGCCTTGCCGACGCCTTCTGGTATCTTACCACTCAACTCGTCTTTAACGGTCCTTAATGCGTCTTTAAGCATTATTCTTGCGCGTCTTAGCTCATACTTGTGTGTATCCATAGCCTTTTCTAAATCTAAAGCTACTTCATCACTTATTGTATAAGTTGTTTCTATGTCAGCCCTTGCTGATTCATATTGCTTGTCTGTGGGCGTTGTTGCCCCTAATTTTATTGTTATTTGTTTTATCATTGTATCACCATTGTTTTACATTGAGTAGGATGTCATTACGGGTGGTCTATATAAGCATTACGCCCAACAGACACACACCTTCATTTCCACTCGAACTTTTTAGAATGTGTCTAACAAACTTTAAGCACAAAAATGAGTTGTTTAA